GCTTGGGCCAGTTCGCGGAGGCGGTCAATGGAACCGAGAGCGAGGTATTGGCATAGTGTTTCGTGTTCCTGCTGCCAGCATTCCGCAAGATGGACTACGCCTTCCGGCTCTAGGCCGGTGTCCTCGTAGGCGGCAAGGCGATTAATGGCAGCTTCTATCAAAGAGTAGTCGCCGTACCAATCAGAGTTTTCATACAGATCATTGACAATATCAGAAGTAATATCACTCAGCCGCTTCATGTCAGACCTCCTCGTGCCAATTTTGTAATGCATGTTTTAGGGTCTCATTCTCCCGCTTCATCTGATCCAACTCGGTCTCTTGTTCTTTCAGCAGTTTGTCCCGCCGTTCCAATTCTGCGGCCTGCTGAGCAATCAGTTTTGATTTCTGCTCCAGCTCGTCCCGCAGCTTCTCGCTTTCTGCCAGCAGGGCGGTGAGGGCGTCGGCAGCGTCAGTGACAAGTTTTTCTCCTGTAGGCACAGAACACCACAGCCCGTCTTTTTGTTTTAATTGCTCAATCAGCTTTTCGTAGTCCATCAGGTGTCCTCCTTGTGCTATAATATCCGCGAGGTGTTATCTATGAAAATTGACTTATCAGATGAAATCGAGCATATCCGCAATCAAACCGCTGTTGATGGGTACGGAGAAGAAGTCGCGGAAAACATAAAAGCCTTGCGTCAGCACATAGACGAATACTATGCCCACCAAGAAGCCCGTGAGCGCGAGCAGGACACCAAGTCTGAAATATATCGCAAGAAGCAGCTTTGGCACGATTGGCGGGTAGCTATTATCTCTGCTGCTGTTGGCGTTATACTCACACTCATGGTCCAACACTTCTCGGACATAATCAATTTTTTCAAGGTGCTTCTTCAATAAGATTAGTTCTCCTCTCCCTCCGGCGGGCAGAGGTACAGTGGACCACAATCATCAGCGACAAATGGCGTTCCTGTGCTATCCATAAGTTGGCTCCGGTTCAATACTGCGAAATATGTAACCAAAAACCATCTCTTATACTTCCCGCTATATATCGGCTCCCCGTCCATCTCCTGCAACTGCTCCAGCGTCAGCGCATCGTTCGGCGGGGTGAGGGTGGGTTGACGCAAGGTCAAATTTGCAGCAACTTGTGGAGAAACGGCTTTTGTGAGCGCCAATGTACCGCATTTCTCGCAGGCAATCAAATGCAGCCTATCTTCGCAGTAATATGTCATAAGAGGGCCACCGCAACGGCGGCATTTTCCATCTACCTGAAAGCCTCGCCCTTTTGGTTCATCATAGAGCTTGTGGCACAGCTTATCGAGGTACGTTGCGCCCTTCTCAATCGCCCTTGCCATCTTTCATCGCCTCCATCCTCTCCATCACCATGTCCACGGCCTTGTCCGTCAACGGCCGCCCGCAATTCAGGCAAAATTTACTGTTCAGCTCTATGTCAAAAGCCTCGTGATCCATGTGTTGATTACATACCGCCATAGCTCTAAACGCTGGGATGTGAAGTTTCGGCGGCCCGTTTTTACATGCCGGGCACCCAGGAAACACCTTCTCCACCTGCTCCCGGCTGACGGGGCGGAGGGCCTTTATTTTTACCTTTTCCAGCTCAATGGCTCTTTCCCGCTGCCGTTTCCCATAATGGTGAGTTGGCGCGCTTTTCAGGTGCTTGATTCTATCCTCACAGCTTTTGATGGCAGCTTCTTCCCGCGTCATTGGTGGGCCTCCTTTTCCATCTTCTCCTTGATAGCCGACAGGATGAAATCCCGGTTCAGCACATACAGGTCCGTAATTCCGTGCTCCTTGCACATCTTGATGATCTCGTCCATGATGTGGTTTTTGATATCTTCTTTCCAGAGGACAACCGCCTGTATCGTTGCAGAGGCTACAGTGTTTCCATTCTCGTCTGTTCTGACTTGCAAGGCTGGGTCCCCAATGTCAACATATTCTCCTGGGTTCTTCATTCCATCCCCTCCAGTATCTCCATCTCCTCCGCACTCAAAATCGGCGCGCGGGTGTTCCAGGCGAGGCGGGCTTCGTATTCCGTCTTATACCATCCGCTGTTTGTAAAACATTTCGTGCAGATCACATTTCTGCGGACATTTGGCTGATAGTAGCGTTCGCTCCGCACCCTTGCCTTTCCTCTGCACATAGGACATAGCAGCAGCACCCCCGCCTCGCTCAGTCTTTTACTTGCCTCGTGGTCGCCCAGCAGGGCGCGCCTTTCGGCTGTCATGTCATCCTCCTGACTGGCTCTGCGTAAATCTCAACAGGCGTTTTCTTTCCAGCGCGGAATCTGGACAGATATTCCCGGACCGTGTGCTCCTGAATTTCCAGGAAATTTGCGCATTCCTTCACGCTGCCTTCAAACAGGTACTGCCCATCCCGGTCATAGAGCGTGTACAGGGTGCGGTATGTTTGACCGCGGTCCCTCTCGATTCCGGCTTTCTTCCTGTAGTAGCTGACCGTCGATGGGGCAGCGCCCACCGCTTTCCCGATCTCTCTGTCTGTGCATCCGCTCCGCGCCATTTCCACCACGCGCAGAAGCGTTTTACTTTTCATGATATGCCGTCACCTCCACCTGGATAGCGTCGCCATCCCAAAACTCGTGGGAGACCCGCTGGACCCATTCCCGGTTGTCGTCCGGGAGCAGATAGCCCTTCATGGCGTCCACAAACGCCTTTCCCAGCGCCGCGTGGTTATCAATGTCCAGGCCGTCGTTCCAGCGGAACGTGATCTCTACCGGCCCGCTGACCATCCGCCGCCGGATATGGGCGCATTTCATGGCCCACTGGGCCAGGGTATGTAACTCCTCAGCGTCCCGCCGGCGCTGTGACCAATGCTTTCCGGCGTAGTAGGCATTCAGGCCGTATCGCTTGTTCCACGCCGCCTTTTCCCGCTTTGTGGGCGGGTAGGGGATGGTAAATTTCATTTCACATACCCCCAGGCGCTTTTATTCACGCTCTCCGCTGAGGACTTCTTGCCGGATTCCCGCTTTTTCTCCAGCGCGTCCCAATCCGCAAGGCACCGGACGCCGCGCGATTGCTTGTCCTGCAGGATTTTGCGGATATACGGCCATGTGGCCGCTTTGCTGTCCAGAGCGATGTCAAACGCCCTCCGACATACTTCTGCGCCCATGACTTCTGCAAACCCGCGCAGCTCGTCCAGGGAGGACGGAGAGGCGGATGGGTTTACCCGGTTCAGATAGTCAGACACTACCTCCGCTTCCGCTCCTGTTGGCAGTGGGGGGGGTAGGGGGGGACAACCCTGACCTTGTCCTTGACCTTGTCCTTGACCTTGTCCATGGCTTTTTTCGCTTTCTTCAAAACCCATTGGGTTTTCAGTAAACCAATTCGGTTTTTCTCCCTTAGGTGGTCTTCCGCCTTTTTTACCATTTTCCCGGTTGGTTGTGGCGGTTGCCTCTTGCGCCTGCAAAGATTCGTCGATGTCCCTTTTGATGGCTGGCCAAACGTACCGTTCATTCCCGTTGAATTCTGGCTCCACTCCCGACGCACGATATTTCATCATGGCCAGCACCAGACGCCCCACTTCACCGTCACTGTACGGCTCGAAATAGCTTTCGTAGCTCATCCAAAGCTTGACATATTCCTTTTTTTCCGCCATTGCCTTACTCCTCTTCGGAGCGTCGAACTACAACGTCAAAGTTGTTCTTTCCTGCGGTAAACAACCGGAGCAAAGCGGGAAGTTCGCATTCACGCACCCCTTGAATAGTTACCGTATCGTTTGCATCGTCCAGATAACCACCATCAATAACAAACAGTGTATATTTCATTGATAGCCCTCCCATCAAAACGGTAGCTCGCCGTCTTCCTCGCTGATCTCGGCAAAGTCGGAGGCGGAGACGTCTATGCCACGGGATGCGGGCTTTCCATCCGGCTTGGAGTCGCCAAAGTAGACGCTGTCCGCGATCACCTCGGCGCTGCGGCGCTTGCCGCCGTCCTTGTCCGTCCAGTCCCGGATTTGCAGGCGGCCCTCCACCACAGCCATGCGGCCTTTGGAGAAGTACTTGCTGACAAATTCAGCGGTAGAGCGCCAGGCAACAATATCAATAAAGTCCGTCTCCTTCTCTCCGGACTGGGACTTGAAGTCCCGGTCCACGGCCAGGGCGAAGGATGTAACAGCGGTGCCGCTTCCGGTGCGGCGCAGCTCCGGGTCCCGGGTCAGGCGGCCCATGAGTGTAATATGGTTAAGCATCGGCACCCTCCAATTCCTCCAAGATAGTGTCAAAATCCTTTGTCAGAATGTCTTTGGCACTGGAATAACCGTATTTCTTCAGCAGCGCTTTGGCGTCTTGCTTGGTCAGTCCGTGCCGCCCAGCGGCGGCATAGAAGAACTTCACCTGGGCGGGGGAGATGGGAAATTCCGGATTTTTGGCGTTGAAGTAGGCGCTGGCGTCCTCCGTGTCGCTCTCCACGTCCTGGGTGAAGCTGTCGGACATACAGCCAAGAGACAGCGCCGCAGAGACCAGGGCCCGCTTCTGGGCCATCTTTAGGGCGCTGTTGGCACCATCAAAGGGAGACTGCCGTCCGTTGCGGCCTTCCCGGGTGTTAGCAGAGCCGTAGGTATACTCCCGCCCGTCCACGATCTTGACCAGGTCGCAGCGGACGGCGTAGAAAAAGAACCCGCTCTCCGCGTCTTCCAGCTTGCTCTCCATGTGGTATCTCTGGCACAGGCCATAGGCCACGGCTACCTTTTCCGCGCCGGCCTTAAAGAGCGTGGGGTGCTTGGTCTGGGCACTGCCGTCCTTCCGGCGAATCATGCCGAAGTCCACGCCCCGCCGCAAGGTGGCCGGAGCGCCGCCGAAGACAGATATCTC